GGCGGCGGCCGCCGCCCACGCCGCGAGCGTGACCGCGACGAGCGGCGAGATGTCGGCACCGGATCGGCGCCGCGACCATAGCCAGGCGTCGCCCCACGTACGGCGGGCGGCGACGAGCACGGCGTCGTCGAGCGCGGCCTGCGAACGATGCGTCAGTGTGCCGGTCAGCAGCCGGTCGACGAACAGACCGCACGCCCGGGCGTGATCGGACGCGCCGACCGCGGTAATCGCGACGTGGCGGCGCTCGAGTTCGGCGATCACCGTCGACGCCGCGAGCGAGTCGGCGACGAGCTTGCAGCGGTAGTGCGCGCGCAGTTGGCGGGCGGTGTCGGCGACCCAGCCGAGCCCGGGCCGGTGCTCGAGCACGTCGACGGCGAGCCGGGTCGGGTCGTCGGGGTGCGGGCCGGCCGCCGCGATCGACGCCGATGAACGGTCGGCGGCGATGTCGAGCCCGAGCGCCAGCACCGGCGACGGCGCGACACCCGGCCGGCTGGCGGCACGCCAGGCGTCGAGATCGAGCCCGGCCTGCGCCAGCACCGTCGACGGGCGCGGCCACACGTTGAGGTAGGCACGTTCGAACGCGGCGTCGTCGGTGCGTCGCGCCCATTCCTGCTCGAGCACCTCGAGCGGGAACGCGACACCGGCGGTCGGATGCGCCTCGAGCCAGATGCGCGGGTCGCCCGGGTCGTAGCCGGGCGCGGTCGCGTCGGCGCCGAAGTCGAACAGGGCGACACCGGGCGCGCCCTGCTCGCCGGCGGTCAGCCAGCGATCGAGCCACGTCGACTCGATCGTGCCGCCGGCCGACACGATCCATGTCTGGCGCCACGGCCGGGTGAGTTGCGCCGGCGTGATCCCAGACTCGATCCCTTCGCCCTCGTCGATCGTGGCCGCCCACGCCTCGTCGACGAACGCGGCGTCGACGTTGGTCGAGTGCAACGCGGCGGGGGTCGGCGCGAACAGTTGCAGCCGCGACGAGCCGCGGCGCTTGTGAACACCTTCCGAGCCTTGCGACTTACGCAGCCGGTACAGCCGCGACATCGGCTCGAGCATCGGCGACCACTCATCGCGGAACACCTTCGCCGCGACCTCGCGGCCGTTCGCGCAGGTGTACCAACAGCGGGCGTCGGCGGTCACGTCCAGACGGTCGAGCCCGGCGGCGAGCACCAGTGTCGTCTTGCCGGCACGGCGCGGCACCGACAGCACGATCACCGGGTAACGGAACCCGTCGCCCTGGTCGTTCGCTTCGCCGGCGACGTCGGCGACGTCGAACTGCCAGGCGTACGGCACCGCCCGGCGCACGCGTGTCAGGTGCGCCAGCGTCGTCGGGCCGGTCGTGGGGCGATCAGGGTCGCGTGATGTCGCGAATCGCGGCCGCCAGGCGTGCGAGTTCCTCGTCGACACCGAAGTCGCCCGCCGTGTCACGACGTTCGCCGCGCAGCTCGAGCATCACGGCCACCAGCCGAGCCGACAGCGCGCCCACCGTGTACCGCGACCCCTTCGGATCGGTGTGTTCGGCGTCGAGTGCGTCGGCGAGCGTGCGCCCGACCGCGATCAGCCCGTCGTCGACCGGTTCGATATGGCCGAGCGCACGCTGCGCGGCGAGCTGGCGGTCGTAACCGCGGCGAACGCGTGCCACCGCGACACCCCCCATCCCGGGCAGCGGCGGATCCGCCCGACGCGGCCGGGTCACAGTCGATCACCGCCGAACACGATTACACGTCGCCGGGTTGGCCCGGTCGGGGAGAGAACGCGCGCATAGCGGCGGGGTACAACCTCGAGTCACGATCCAAGACGTCAGACACCGAACCACTCGCGCGGTAGCCGTTGGCCGCTGTCGCCATCCCACGCGACGAGACAGCACGCGTCGGTCATCGCCATCACGAAATCGGCGTCAACGCCGGCGAGCTGCTCGGCGTCAGCACGCGACGACAGCCGGCGCTCGAGCACCAGCACACCGGACGGCACGTCATACACGCGCAGCACGACACCGCCCGGGCACACACCCGGCGCCAGCCACGCCGGCCCGGGCCGGATCACGACCAGCCCTCGCGGGACTGGTGCGGGTGACGGGCGACGTCGCGGACACCGACCGCCACGAACGCGACGGCGAGCACCAGGGCGACGACGAGCGCGGCACGTATCACCGGATCACGCCCGAGCCCGGGGCGAGTCGTCGCCGAGCAGCTCGCCGGCGTTGACGGTTACCGGCCGCCGCGCCGCGGCGCAGATTGCACGGCGCACACGACGGCACCAGTTGGCAGCACTCGCCGATCGCGGTGTGTCGGTGCTCGGCCAGCGGCGGGACATGGTCAGGTGACGTTGCCACGCCGGCGCAGCCCGGTAGCCGATGCGAGCAGGCAGTCTCGCCTCGAGCGAGCAGGGACCGGGCTGCGCGGTAGGCGGGTTCGTGGTACGGATTGGACATGACCGAAGTTCAGGGTTGGATCCTCGTTGTCGAAGTCGGGATCGTGGCGATCGTCGCGCTGCTCGGTCGCCTGCACTGATTCACCGACGTCGCCGGCGGTAGCCGCGGATATAGGCGTTCCACCGATCGTGCGCGATCGGGTCGGCGTGACGTCGCACACTGTCGGGGTGCCAGCGGCCACGCCCTGACGGCGTCGGGATCTGGCGGCCGTTGAGTGACCGCGTGATGGCGGCCGTCGTGTACCCCGCGGCCCATAGCCGCGAGATCTCGGCGCGGGTGTCGACGGGTGGCGGCAACGGGAGCAGCTCGAGCGGGATCCGCAGTTGCTCACCGATCACACCGTGACGCTAGTTCGACGTGCCCGGGAGATGGACGACATGCGAGGTTTCGCGGCGCCCGGCCTCGAGCGCGGCGCGCATCTTGCGCGCCCGGTCGTGCACGGTCGCCTGACAATCGAGACACCGCCACTTGCTCGGCGGCGCTGGCTGGCCGCAGTCGAGACAGCGGCGCCGTTCGGCGGCCTCGAGTTGGTCGGGATCCATCAGAGAGCCCTGGCACTCGCACAACGGCACCACGACGCGGCGCATATCGAAAAGCGTACAGACGTTCGTCGCGCTGATATCGAGCAGTTCGCACCGATGCCGCCGCGCCTTATGTACCAGATACAAGACCTATACGCGTGTCGCTGGCGCGCGGGGTCGCGTGCGTCTGGCGCGCGGGGTCCGTGCGTCTGGCGCGCGGGGCGAACACCTGTACCCGTGTCGCTGGCGCGCGGGGTTGTGGACAAGTTCGCGCTCAGATTTGGGCAGCGATGGCGCATTCCGGGCAGCCACAGATCGACGGGTGGAGCTGTCCCTGACTGTCCCGTCGACTGCCGGGCGGGTCGCCGATCTGGGCCGGTACGGCGGCCAGCGTGGCGCCGAGCGGGAAGCGCACGACCGATGCCAGACCGGGCCGAAACGTCACGCTGATGTAGCCACGCTCGACGAGCCGGTGAACGTTGCGGCGCATGTTGGCATCGGTCAACTTGGCCGCCCGGCACAACCATCCGCCGGTGTAGGTGTAGTGGTCGTGGGCGTTGGCGCGGATCGAGAGCGCGAGCAGTACTGCCCGGGCGCCGTGCGGTAGGTCGGGGTCGTGCTCGAGCAGATCGAGCGCGTACTTGGCGGCGGCGATACTCATTGCTCCCCTTTGACGTGGCGGGCCTCATGGCGCAGTTGGCGGTCGCGGGCACGCCTGACGCGGTCGTGTTCGGCTTCGAAGAACGCCCAGATGACGACGAGCACGAACGCCAGGATGACGATCGCGATCACCAGTACTTGACCGGGTGAGAACGTCAGCGCGCCGTTCACCGGCGGGCCTCGATCGACTCGCGGCGCACACCTGCCAGGTTCAGCCAATAGGCACGCTGGGCGAGATCGGCGGCGTACGCCTCGAGATCGGCGGGCGTCGTGTCGGGGTCCGACTCGAGCGCCTCGCGCCATCGGTCGATCTCGGCGAGCAGCTCTAGCCACGTCATCCGATCAGCCCTTCGCGTGGGCTACTGCCGGCGCCACCGCGTGCGGGCTGACGTGCCTGTTCGTCAGACCATCTATTTCTGAGCCAGGCGTCAATCTCGGACGCGTACACGCGCCGTTGCGCCTTCGGGCCGGTGCCGAGCCGGTGCACCGGTAGCCCTTGCTGCGCGACGTACTTGTCGAACGTCTGCCGCGATACGCCCAGATACGCGGCCCCTTCCCGAGCCGTCATGGGGCCATCTTCTACCTGTCTGTCAAGTTTCACCTTTGTCGTTTGCATGGGTTGGCACTTTAGTAGGTTCAATGCTGCATCTGATGGCAATCGGCGGCGGGTATCTGGTCGACTTCCGGGCGTCCGAACGATGGCGCGGCCTGGCCGATACGACCGTCGACAAACGCGTGAACATCGTCAGGCGATGGGCGGCCTACGTCGGCGACCCGTTCGACCCGTCGCTGACGTGGCGGGAAGTTGAGATGTTCATCGAGTGCTCGAGCATGCGCGCAGCGAAATCGCGGTACGCGGCGGCGTCACATCTGGCGCAGTTCTACCGATGGGCGCAACGCGCCGGGCTCGCCGGGCACGATCCGACCGCGTTGGTCGTGCGGCCACGCCTGCGCCCCGATCTGCCACGCCCGGCGAACGACACCGATCTCGCCCTCGCGCTGGCGGTCGCGGTCGGCCCGATGCGCGCCGCGATCGTGCTCGCCTCGAGCTGCGGTCTGCGGTGCGTCGAGCTGGCCCGGCTGCGGTGGCGCGACGTCGGGCTCGACTCGATCCGCGTGCACGGCAAAGGCGATCGCCACCGCGTGCTCCCGATCTCGATCGACGTGCGCGACGCGCTCGACGAGCTGGACCGGGTCGACGACTACGTGTTGCCGTGGCGCGAGTCGTCCGACATCTCGCCCGGGCGGCGTGTCTCGCACGCGGTCAACGGGTTCTTTCGAGAGTTGGGCAGCGACGTGACCGCGCACCAGTTGCGGCATTGGTGCGGCACCCGGGCCTACGCCGCGACCGGCGACCTGCGCGCGGTACAGGGATATCTGGGGCACGCGTCGCCGGCGACAACGGCGATCTACGCCGCGCTCGATCCCGAGCGCCTGCGCGCGGTGGCGAATGCGATCGTGCTCCCGATCGGCCAGCCCGTCGCCGCGTAGGTAACAAACCTGTAGCGGCGCTACACGATTGTTGCCATTCAGGGGTTGGCTAGAAATTGTTGCTTCTAGCCCGCCCGGGTGAGCCGCCGCGATGACAGCGTGATCGGGGTCGCGGTCACTGATCGCGGTCGCGCCATTTTCGGCGCGGGTCGAACGTGTTCAACACGGCACGCATGACGCGGATCGCGGCGAACGTGCCGAGCGTGGCGCCCAGCATGAACGCGCCGGCGACGGTCAGGTTCGCCCATTCGGTCGCGGTCACTCACGCCCGAGCGCGTCGATCATGTTGCCGCCGACCGTCACCACGTCGCCCCAGCCCGACACGGTGTCGCCATTGACGTTCACGAATCTGAGCGCGCCGTTCTTGCCGAGCACGACGAGATTGGCGAACACGTCGGCGGTCGGGTTGTAGCGCGTGATGCCGTCACCGGTCCACGCGGTGCCGTTTTCGTCGAGTGCCACGATCATGGTCTGATCCTCCAATGTCGGCGGCGGCGCCGGCGTACCGGGATGGGTTGGCGGCGGTAGCGGGGCGCCGGCACGCTCGAGCAGCTCGGCGCGCAGATCGGCGAGCGACCACGATCCGGAACTGTTCACCGCGGCCGGCCGCCATCCGCCGGTGACGGCGGCCGCGGTCGCCGGGTCGATCTTGCGGTCGGGCGCCCAGTCGTGATGTTGGGCGACGTCGCCCGCCGCCAGCTCGAGCCCGGCGGCGATCGCCAGGCTGGCCGCAAACACGGCGTCGATCTGTGCGGCGGGGTAGGGCTCGCCGGTGCCGGCGTTGCAGATCTCGATCCCGACCGCGTGGGTGTTCATCTGATCGTCGGGCACCGTGCCCCGGCTGAAGCTGAGCCGGTCGCCTTTGCCGTTGGTGTTCGTCGCGCCGGCCGCGATCAGCCACACGACACCATCGCGGGCCACCAGCAGATTGCAGATCGGGGCGTCGGGATCACCTTGCGCGCAGTAGGCGGCATCGTCGCCCGGATCCGCTTGCGACGCGGTGTGGTGCCACATCACACACCACGGCCGGTCGCCGTCGAATCCGCCCGAGCTGCGGGCGCGGGTCTGCCAGCCCTCCCATTCGACGACGGCCAGCCCGGCGCCGCGCAGCCAGCCGGCCAGCTCGGTCAGGTAGCGGCCGGTCACACGCGGGACCGGACGTAGATCAGATCGAGCGCGGCCTGCTCGAGCCGGCGCCGGGCGCGCAGCTCGAGCGGGCGGGCGACGGCGGCCGCGATCCGCGCCTCGAGCATGTCGAGCAGGTCGTCGGGCGATTCGTCGAGCGGCGGGTCGGGGCGGCCGTCGACGAGCCGGATCCGGCGGGCCAGGTTGCGGATCTGGACACCGGGCGGGTCGAGCGCATCCCACGAATCTTCGGGTTCGAAATCGAAGCTCATGCGATCACGGTCGCGACGAGATCGAAATCACGATTGTTGGCGGTCGCCGGCTTGAGCAGTCCGGTCGGGTCGACGTAGAACACCTTGACGGACAAGATCGTCAGCGGCGCATCGAACGACCAGGCGCACACGAACGCGTCGGGGGCGGTCTTGCGGGATCCGAGCACGACCGAGATGTACGACGTGAACCCGAGTTCGGCGGCGGTGATCGTCACGAAACCTGATGCGTCGGTCGTCTTGTTGATCAGGCGCCGCGTCGACGTCACCCATTGCGAATTGATCCGTTCGAACTGGCCGATTCCGGGCACCGACGCATACGACCCATCAGCGGCCGCCCACGCTTTCATGGCGGCGACCGTCGCGAATCCGTGTATCACGCGCCGGGTGACGTCCTGCGACCAGGCCGACAGGATCGCCGAACCGGGGGCGGGCACGTTGGCGAACGCGCCGATCGTGATCGGCGGATTGGCGGCCTGCGGTGACGGTGTCAGGCGTGCCTCGAGCGCGGCGACACGCTCGGCGAGCTGCTCGAGTTCAGGTGATGGCATCAGTACCCCCAGACGGCGGCGGCCGCGGTGTCGTCCCAGACAAGCCAGGTTTCGTCCCACGCGATCGGGCGCACATAGTCGACTGCTTTCGTGGTGGCGCACGTCATCACCCATTGACCGCCCGGTGTCACGTCATGGGCGAGCGATTGGAGCACGACGGCGAGATCGAGCACGGCGACACCGCCCGGCGTTTTCGATTCGTGCAGGAACCGGGCACGGTCGCCGATCCGATAGTCGACCGCACGCCACAACGTGGCCTGGTGCGGGTCGAGCAGATACAGCACGAACTGATCGACCGCCAGCCGCGCCGGCGCCACGCTGACCATGAACGCGGCGAGTGTGTCGCCATCGATCTGATAGTTCCACTGCTGATCGGTTTCGGCGATCCGGTAGGCGCCGGCCGGGCGCGGGTTGCTGGCGGTGGCGCGCAGCCCGGCGACGTTCTCGAGGATCACCGTGTCGGCGAGCCCGTCATCGTTGGTCGACAGTTGCGCGTCCCAGACCACGATCGGCGCCGTGCACACGTTGTCGGACAGCACCGGCACCGTCACCTGATCCGAACGCCCGGCCCGCCAATCGCGGGCCCGATAGAGCAGCGTGCCGTCAGCGTCGACGTACGCGATCCCGCCATCGGACGCGGCGACGATCTGCAGCTCCTCGAGCGGCGCCCGTTCCGTCACCTGACGCGACAGCCGGCAGGTGCCGGCGTCGAGCCGTGACCGGTCGGTGTAGCCGCCGGCGCCGTTGGCGATCGCCGCGATCCGCGGGCCGGCGGTCTGATCGACGACACCGGGCGTATAGCTGGCGGCGAGCTGCGCCAGATCTGAGAACGCGTCGAACGCTTCGATCTCGATCACGTCGTCGGCGAGTTCATCCCAACGCGCGATCCGGCCGTAGAACAGCCACCACGACGACGTGTCATCGGTCGCCCAGATCGCCAGGATCCGGCCCGGCCCGTAATCGGTCAGCGAGCCGTCGACGTTGTACCGCGACCACGTCCCGGCCCGGTTGTCGACTTGCACCAGTGCCCGGGCGGCGTCGAAGTTGCCGCGCGCGTCGGGGTTGCCGGCCTCGAGTATCAGCCCGGTGTAATCGCACGCCAGATCCGACCACGGTGTCGCCACGGTCGGCGTGTCGTAGGCGATCGTCGCGTCATCCCACGTCATCAGCGGGTCATCCCACGTCGGCAACGTCTGACGGGTTTCGACCGCGATCACCGGGCGCATCGGCCACGACTTCATCGACGCGAACGACGAGATCGGGCCGTGACTGGTCACGGTCGGCAGGGCACGGTCAGCGACGCGCAAGAGCCACCGTCGTTCCGTAACGCCTGCCGGCACGGCGCGAGTGCCCGGCGACCTGGCGCACGACGTCGACACCGCGGGCGCCGGCGGGCAGGTTGACGTTCACGATCGTCGACGGTTCCACCGAACGCGGCCCGGCGCCCGGGCCGGTGCCGGTCAGCCCGCCGGTCGCCTGGCCGGGCCGGTCGAGCTTGCTGGCGATGATGATCGGGTTCATCGCGAACCACAGTTCGACATCGGCTTTCGTGCCGTACAGATCGCCCTGGTCGATCTTGTCGAGTTCGGTCTTGATCTGGAGCGGCGACTTGCCGAGCGCCTCGCCGGTGTCGATCACGGTCTGTTTCAAGCTGAGCACGTCCTGCGCCGATTGCGCCATTGTCTCGTCGACGTTGTTGGCGGCCGCTTCGAACGCCGACTGAAAATCGAGCGCAGCCTGATCGATGTCGAGCGCCCCGCGCAGCTTGTCGATCGACGCCTTGACCGAATCGACCGACGCCTGCGCCCGGTCCTGCGCGGTCGCGAACCGGTCGGTCGTGCGTTGCGCGCCCTGCAGCGCCGACTGCACCCGGGCCAGCTTCGCGTCCTGCTCGGCAAGTGAGCCGTTCGCCCGGTCGTAGTCGTCGGCGGCGCCGGTGATCTGACCGCGCAGATCCTTGTACACCGAGAGTTGCGCCGACAGCTCATTGTTGGCGGCGTTGGCCGCGCCACCGTGCTCGTCGATCAAACCCGTCAGCCGTTCGATCTCGTCATTCAGGCGTGGCAGCGCATCGGTCTGACCGGTGATAAAGCGGGTCGTGTCACCGACACCGAGCCCGAGCTTGCGGGCAGCATCGAACGCGCCGTCGTAGGTGTCGGTCAGCTTCTTCGCGGCGTCAGCCCAGTTGCCCTCGCGTACCAGCTTGTTGAAATCGCGGGTCGCCTCCTCGAGTTCCTTCTGCTTACGACGGGCCTCTTCCTGGCGGCCCTTGTAGTAGGTCCATGCGGCGGCGGCGGCGGCGACGGCGACACCGATCCCGCCGATCGCGCCCGCCATGCTCTCGGCCGAGACACCGATCTTTTCGGCGACACCTTCGGAGATGTCGCCGAGCCCGTCGAACACACCGGCGAAATCCGACGCCGCGCCCGACGCCTCCCCGAGCGGCCCGGTGAGATCGGCGATGGCGTTGCCGCGCAGCTTCGATCCGCCGCCCGGGTCGTTCACCTTGTCGAGCTGGCGGGCCGTCGTGTCGGCGCGGTCGCCGGTCTGGCGCAGCTCGTCCTGCAGCGACTTGAGTTCGGCTTTGGCGGCGTCGGCGCGGGCCTTCAGCACGATCTCGGCATCAGTGTCCGACAGTTGCTTCGCGTCGGCGGCGACGTCGGCGATCACGGCGCTGGCGTTGTCGTCGGCGGTGATCGCGACGGTCGGCTCGAGCTTCTCGAGTTCGGCGACGTCGTCGGCGACGTCGTCGATCACCTTCGACGCCTTGTCATCGGCGACGAGATCGATACGAACCTGTTCGTCAGACACGGCGCACCACGTCAGCCACTGAGTCGGCGAAAATCTGCGGCACGACTTCGGCGATCCGCTTCGCGACACGCGCCCACGCGTGCCGCCCCGGTGTGCCCGGATGGGGGACCATCATCTTTCTCATCGGGCCGCGCTTGCGGCGTCGGATCGTGTGCGGATCGGTGCCGGTGTTGGCCCAGATCCAGCCCGGGATCGAGCCCTGCACCCGGCAGGTGGCGCCGGTGGCGGTGTCGCGGATGTCGTCGCGGGCGCGCAGTTTCAGCCCGCGCTTTTTCTTGCCTTTCATGCCATCGGCGCCGGCGATCCGGCGGCCGTCGTCGTCGACGATCCGTTTCGCCGCTTTGGCGGCGGCGATCATGCCGGTATGGGGGATCGTGCGGATCTCGCCGGCGAGCCGGTGCAGGTTCACCGACGCAGCCGGCACGGCAACCTATGCCGGCTGCTCGGCGAGCTGCTCGTCGGCGGCCGCTTCATCGGCGGCCGCTTCATCAGCCAGCAGGGTTGCCGGTGTGATCGTCGGCGCATTCAGACACGGCCACGTCGCGTTGGCCGGGCCGGCGGATCCGTCGCCGAACGTGCCGCCGAACTGGCCGGCCACGATCCAACACTGGGCCTGCGCCTTGACGGTCGGGGCGCCGGTCGGATCGGGCACGATCTCGACCCACATCGCGAGGCCCTTGTTCGTCCACGCCCAGCCCGACAGACCGCCGCCCGGGCTGGCGGTCCAGTCCTGCAGCCATGCGATGTCGAGCTGGAACGCCGGCGCCCCCGGCGACTGGCTGGCGCCGGCGCAGCCGGTGGCGGGAATCGTGTTGAACGCGGCGGTCGTCGAGATCACCGCCGACGTCACCTGACACTGGTACGCGTTGCCGGCGGTGAGCCCGGCCTGCGTGGCGGCGACCTTCAGGGTCGGGTTCGTGAACACCATCACGGTGCGAGGCATGGCAGCTCCTAACAGTTCGGGTTCGGGATCTCGAGCGGATACAGCAGCGCGTACGCCGGGCAGTCTTTGCCGGCGTTGGGGTAGGTGCCCGGGTTCCATTCGTCGCCGGCCGGGCGGCCCAACGTCGTCAGGATCGTTTCCACGTACTGCTCGAGCAGGGCCAGGGCGGCGGCGTCACCGGGTGGCGGCACGATCGGACGGACATAGACGGCGGCCGGCCAGGCGCCGATCCCCGCCGTCGACGAGCGGCCGCGGACGGCGTCGACGAGCACGCACGGCGGCAGCGCGGCCGGGTCGAGCGTGACCGGTAGCCCGGCTGCGGTGAGCTTGCCGGCCAGCTCGACACGGGCGTCACCGATCACGGTCATCTGACACCGCGCAGACGGGCCAGACCGCGGCGGCGGCGGCGCTCGAGTAACGGGTTCACGACGTCGGCGCCGGCCGGGACGGTGTCGGTCTGGGCGCGGCCGATCGCCAGTAGCCGTTTGATCGATCCCCAGGTGCCGCCGGTCGGCGTGAAGCTCGACAGGTCGTCGAACGACGCGAACGAATCGGTCGACGCCCGTTCATGCCACAGCGCGACCGCCCACATCGTGGCGCCCATGCCGATGTCGGCGGTCGGTGCCGTGCCGGTCGCCGGATCGACGTGGCCGGCGGCGGCACGCTTGCGGTAGGCGGCGGCGTTGGCGGCGTCGACGCACGCGTTCAACCATTCGTCGTCGACGGCAGGCGCCGCGGTGCCGAGCGCCGCGATCACCTGCCCGGGCGACGTCCAATCGACCACTTACGGCTGCGTCGTCTTTGCGAACGCGCCCGGGTATTGGATGCCGAGCGCCCCGTAGCCGTAGACGGCGATGTCGAGCCCGAGCAGACCGACGTCGATCGCCCGCAACGTGAACGGCGTGCCGGGCACGTCGTACCACGTCGCGCCTTGCTTGTGGCCGGCCAGGTAGGTGCGTGCCGCCAGCGCCGGCTCGCAGTACACGGTCAGCCCGGCCGAGTTCGTCATTTCCGGGGTCATCCGCCCGAAGCTCACGGCACCATCCCAGAACGCCGGGCCGTTCTGCTCTGTGATCCCGATCATGCCGACGAACACGTCGTAGGACACGGCCAGGAACAGACCGCCGGGCGGTGTCGTCGCCGGCGTCAGACCGGCGAACAGCTTCTGCACGACACCGAGAAACGTGTCGCCCGCCAGCGTCGTGACCGCCGTCGCGGCGGCCAGCAGCGTCGTCACCGCGTACGCGTTCGACTTGTTGGCGTAGTCGATCCCGGCCGCCCGCACGTAGTCGTCGACGAACGACGGCGACCCGAAATCGAGTTCTTGCTGGCTGATGTCGTTGCCGCCGGCCCACGTCTTGACCGGCACCGCTGACGGTGTGATCGCGACCGCGGTCGAGTTGATCGCCGTTTTCTCGGTCGCTTGCAGGGCGACGGTCGGCGCTTTCGTCCACGCATTGAACGTCTTGTTGGGGTAGTCGCCGCGCTCGAGATCGCCCTGGCGCAGCACGTCGATCGTCGGTGTGCCCCAGGCGATGATGTCGATCAGCTCGGCCTGGTAGGCGGGCCGGAAGTTGGCGGCCACGTTGTCGGTGCCGACGATCGTCACGTTCGCCAGCGCGGCCTCAATCCCGCGTGCCAGCGGCCCTTGCGCGGCGAGCACGGCGTCACGCAACGCGTGATCGGCGCCGCGGCTGGCGGCGATGATCCCGGCCAGTTGCCGCAATCCGATGTTGGCGTACCGGTCGCGGCCGTTCGTGCGGCGACCGGCGGCCCGCCCGGCCGTGACCGGCACCAACGCCGGCTGCTGGCGGGTTTCGACTTCGGGCACGTCGGGGTCGGCGGGCTCGTCGGTGTCGGGCAGTTCGGGCTGGTCGGGCTCGTCGACGTCGGGCGCGTCGGTCAAAGTCGGTGTCGCGGGCATTGTTTCTCCTTCGGGTTGAGCTGCGGCGACTTGTGTCACCACGGCACCGGCGTACGCGCCGAGCGGTAGCAGGGTGAGTTCGTTCCATTCGGCGGCGTAGACGTGCAGGCGGCCCTGCTCGTCGTAGTCGTAGCGGGTCGGGTCGGCGCCGACCGAGAACATCAGATCGCCGTCAGCGGCCAGTGTCAGGGTTTCGTCGCCGAGCGGTGTCCGGCTGATCCGCGTCGACGCGGTCATCTGGGCGCCGGTGTCGGCGGCCATCTCGACACGTCCGACGACGCGGGAACGGTCATGGTCACGCAACGCGACCGGTCGGGCGCCGGCGTCGAGCGAGCCCGGGTGGAAGATCACCGTTTCACCCGACGACACCCGGCCGGGCACGTTCCACGGCACCGCGATCCCGCCGATCGTGCGCCCGGCGAGATCAGCCGCCGCGGCCTCGATCGCAAAGATCACGTTGGGCATCAGACCGGCACCGCCGCCGCCGGGTCGGTCAACTGCATGTCGTTCGGTGACGGCGTGGCCTGATCCGGTGTCGTGAACGGGTTCCGTAGCCACGCGTTCTGATCGAGCCTGACGGCCTGATTACGCGGCGTCACACGCGGGCCGGACAGGGTCTGTTCGATACAGCCGATGTACGGGCCGGCGCCGAAGTCGATCAGATCCTGGCGGGCCTGCTGACCGTTCTGGTAGGTCATGCCGGTTCCGGCCGGGGCGCCGACCAGATACGGCGGCGTGTTCCCGAGCCGGGACAGCTCGAGCGCCTGATAGGTGCGCCCTTCGACGAGCTGCATGGCGTCGGCCGTGGTCGGGATCTCGCGATAGCGGACGTACTTGTTCGTGGCCGCGATCGCGTTCACCTGGCGGGCGGCGGCGAACTGCTCGGCCATCTCGGTCAGCTCGTCGGCGGCGAGATCTTCGCCGCCGTCCTGCTCCTCGAGCACACCGGCGGGAACTTCCATCGCCGCGAACCGGTCGGCCGCGGTGTCGAGCTGCAGGGCGGTCGAGATCGCCCGGTAGCCGTGCGTCAGCAGCCCGTCGATCGGCGAACGAAAAACGACGATCTCGGACGCGGCGACTTGCCGTTTGCCGTAGTCGTCATCGATCGTCACCACGCCGGCGTTGTCGACCTGCAGACAGCCGGGCGGGATCCGCCGGAACGTCGCCGGGAACCCGCCCGACGACGGCGCATAGCGTGACGTGATCTCCCAATGGGCGAGTTCGTAGAACATCAGATCGTCGACGGTCCAAGCCAGCAGCCACTGCCGGGTGACGTCCGGGTCGGGGCGGGCGTGCCACGACGGCGGCGAGATGCGACGTTCGACGGTCGGGATCTGCGTCGTGTCGACGGTCCAGAACGTGAACGGCAACGCCGACACCGCCGACACGATCAGTGTCCGGCACCGCGAGATCGTCGGCAACGTCATCGCCAGTTCACGATCGAACCACGGCGGCGCATACCCGTCGAACGTGAACCCCTCGAGCGGCGGGCCGAGCCCGTAGGCGGGCGGCGGGGTTGCGATCCGCCCGGCACCGCCGCGCGTCGTGAGGACACGACCGGCCGCCACCGTGGCTTGCGGGGTCGGCGGTGACGGCCGGCCGAGCGTGCCGCCGGCGGTGCGGGCGAACCGCGACAGTGATGCCCCGATAGCCACGCGTCTAGTCGTCAGACTTCGGCGCCGACACCATCGTCACGACTTCGCCGATCGCGGCCGCGCGATAGTTCAGCTCGGTCAGCCCGATCTCGCCGGCTGCGTACTGGGCGCCGAGATCAGAGTCGGCGGCCTCGCTCATCGCGGCCACCGCCGGATCGTCGGACGACTTGGACGAGCTTCTGGCGGCCATCGCGACATCATCAGGGGCGATTACGCGCCCGCGTCAACCAATCCGCCATTACCACTACCGGCTATTTGGGCCGTGGCTGCGCGAAACCGGCCCGGGTAGGGGTGCGGGTGCGGGCGTTTCCGTCAGCGGCGCCTGAAACGGACATCGATGGCCGTCCGGGCGGTCTGGCGGCGGCCGCCGCCCACGCCGCGAGCGTGACCGCGACGAGCGGCGAGATGTCGGCACCGGATCGGCGCCGCGACCATAGCCAGGCGTCGCCCCACGTACGGCGGGCGGCGACGAGCACGGCGTCG